GAGTGCTGCGGCGACTACAAGGAACCCGACTACCCGTGGGGGCTTCGCATCCGCCTGGAGGATGAGCAGCTGGAGGCCCTTGGCATCACGAGCATGCCGCCGGTGGGCGCCCCGATGGAGGTGCAGGCCCTGGCCAAGGTCATCTCGGTCTCGGAGGAGCAGGTGGAAGGCAAGCCCAAGCGCTGCCTGGAGCTGCAGATCACCGACCTGGGCTGCAGCACGCCGGATCGGCGGTCCATGGCAGATCGGCTGTACGGGCGCGACGGGGACTGACCCATGGTCTCCAAGGTGGACATCATCAATCTGGCGATCGGCAAGCTGGCGCAGGATGTCGGCATCGCTGCAGTCACCGATCAGTCCAAGGCCGCGCGGGTGTTCGGCCGGCTGTGGGGGACGTGTGCCGATCTGGTGCTGGTGGAGCGCAACTGGCCGTGGGCGCTAAAGGCCCAGCTCGGCGCGCTTGCGGGTGATGACCCGCTGCCGGGCTGGCAGTACCGCTATTCGACGCCAGCCGACTGTCTACGCGTCATTGCTGTCACCGATGAGCAGGGCATGCGTGCGACGCGTCGCATGTCGATCTGGTGCGATCGGGAAGCGTGCGCGAAATACGCCTACGAGTTCGAGCGTAGCTACGGCGAGAGCAGCACCAGCATTCAGACCGACCTGGCGAATGCCTGGCTGATCTATATCTGTCGCGTCCAAGACACGGAGCGCTACCCGCCGCACTTCGTCGATGCGCTGGCCTGCAAGCTGGCCGAGGAGGCCGCCCCTCCGATGATCGGCGATCGCGGCATGAACGCGAAGCCAAACCTCAAGCAGCTGTACGAGACGGCCCTGAGCGACGCGGCTGCTGTTGAGTTCAATCAGGCCGAGCAGAACGTCGACCCCATGACGTCGAGCCTGGCGGCGAGGGCCTGACATGCCGCGATTCAATCAGCCTAGCCTGTCGGGCGGCGAGCTGTCACCGGGACTGCAAGGTCGCGTTGACCTGGCGCGCAACTCGATCAGCCTGAAAACCTGTCGCAACGTGATCAGTAAGCCCACGGGCGGAGCGGCGAAGCGGCCCGGTCTCATGTTCCGCGGCCAAGTCAAGTACAACGATCGCGCGACCCGCATCATCCCATTCATCTACTCGACGACCATCAACTACTTGGTCGAAATGGGCGATGGCTATCTTCGCTTCTGGGTCGATGGCGTTCTGCTGCGCGATGGCAGCAACATCATCGTCGAGGTGGCTTCGCCATACGCCGGGAGCGCGATCTACGACGTGCGTTTCACGCAGTCGGCCGACGTCCTCTACATGGTGCATCCGAACATCGCGCCCAAGGAGCTGCGTCGCACGGACGCCACTACCTTCGTGATCGTGGACTTCGCGTTCAAGCGCGGCCCGTTCCGCCCACCGAACACCAATGACGCATATCTGATGGTGGCCTCAGCCACGACTGGCGTGGTCACGGTGAGCACTAACGTCGACGTGTTCACCAGCACGATGATCGGGTCGCTCATATACATGGAGGAAAAGGAGCTGCGCGGCATCAAGCCATGGGTGAACGGCGAGAAGAATCCACCGCTCGGAACCATCCGTCGCTCAGACGAAAAGGTCTACAAGCTGGTAGGCATCCCGTCAAATCTCGGAAGCAAGGGGACGGACAAGTACTACCTGACCGGCGGCACCAGGCCAGTACACGAGAGCGGACGCGCATTCGACGGCCCCCAGGACGTCAAGGACGACGGCGTCAACAGCTACGCGACCGGTGTGGAGTGGGAGTTCCTGCACAACACCTTCGGCATTTTGCGGATCCAGTCGGTGACCGATGCGCGCACCGCCACTGCGGTCGTGATCGAGCGCCTACCGGATAGCGTCGCCGGGGCGCTGCCCACGCCTGGAGCAACTTGGTCGTTCACCGGCAACGGCTCGCAGACAGTCTTCAACATCACCGGCGCCACCTCCGCGTCGGAGGCCAGCTACTCGGTCTCGGTCGCTGGCACGCCGACGCAGCCCAACCCAGGCTATGGCGATCCCGACGACGACCTCTGCGTGGACTGGGACTCGGTGCTGCCAGATGGCCGGCTGGTGCGCGAGCTCCAGGTCGGCGACTTGGGCGAGTGTGTGGACATGGCCAGCGGCGAGAGGTCCTGGCAGCCGCTGCTCGGCATGACCTTCGGTGAGGAGGAGTGCTACCGCGTTGCCACGAAACACGGCCTCGTGGTGCAGAGCAAGAGCACCCCCATGGACATGCAGGACGGCCGCGTCGTCCGCACGCCAGACCTTGGCGGCGAGCTGGTGCTGACCTTTGCCGACGGATTCGAGTCGGCCACCGTTGAGCCGGTCGGACGCCGCCGCGTGTGTAAGCCGGACTTCGGCAATCGCATGTTCTTCGCAGGCGTGCGCAGCGACTCGACGATCGCCACACATAACGCCCGCTGGAAGCCGTAGGAGACCGCGATGGCACAAGGTTGGACGATCAACGCGACGGCGGACACGATCACGTTCTACGTGGCCCCCGCATCCGGCTCAGCGATCAGCGTGCAGGAGTTCGGCGCGGCCGGCTCCGGAGGCACCTATATCTGGGCCGTGGGGGCTTGGTCGGAGCGATTTGGCTACCCGGGCGAGGCCGAGTTCTTCAACGACCGGCTTTGGTTCGCCGGATCGGTCGCGGATCCGCAGACGGTGTGGGCGTCGAACATCGGCGACTACAACAACTTCGGGCGCAGCTCCCCGATCGTTGACAGCGATGCAGTCTCTTTCACGATCAATGCGCGCCAGGTGAACGCGATCCGCGATCTGGTGCCGCTGGACAGTCTGCTGATCATGACCACCGGTGGCGAGTACAAGGTCACTGGCGGACAGGACGACGTGGTCACGCCCAGCACCATTGGCGTCAAGCCGCAATCGAACCACGGATCAGGAATGATCTCGGCGCGCGTCACCGGCGACACCGCGCTTTTCATCAAGGAGCAGGGTCAGCACGTCCGCGATCTCGGCTACCAGTTCGACAAGGACGGCTTCCGCGGTGTGGACCTGTCGATCTGGGCGGACCACCTGGTGGAGGGATACACCTTCAAGCAGCTGGAGTTCGCTCCCGCACCTTGGTCGGTTGCATGGATCGTGCGCAGCGACGGCGTCATGGTTGGCTGCACCTACCTGCCCGAGCAGGAAGTGACCGGCTGGCACCGGCACGACACCCAGGGCCAGATATTGGACGTGTGCTGCCTGCCCCGTGAGGACGAGACGCAGGTCTATGTCTTGGTGCAGCGGCAGGTCAATGGGCAAACCGTCCAGTACATCGAGCAGATGGCGCCGTCGCGATACAGCGATCCAGCCGACTACAAGTACTCGGACTCGCTGTTGACCTACGACGGGCGCAACACCACGGCGACCACCGTCACCTTGACCACGGCTGGCGGATGGACGGAGGACGACTCGCTGACCATCACCGCCAGCATGGCCATATTCACCGGCGTGAGTGATATCGGAGACGGGTTCGTCCTGACCCTTGGCGAGGACCGCGTGCGTGTTCGCATCGTGGCGTACAACTCGCCGACAGTCGTCACCGTGCGTTCAATCGGAACCGTGCCGGAAGCCCTTCGCGCCGCTCCGACAACCGAGTGGACCTTCCAGCGCGACACCATCACGGGCTTGGGGCATCTGGAAGGTATGGAGGTCGTGGTACTGGTGGATGGATCGGTTCACTCGAACCGGACTGTCTCAGGCGGTGCGATCTCGTTGGATAGCCCCGCCGGCGTGGTGCAGGTTGGACTCGGATATCGAGGCCACATCGAAACGCTGGAGGTGAACGCCCCGGGCGGAGACACGATGCGCCCGATGAAGAAGCTGACGTTCCAGCTGGCGCTTCAGGTGCGAAACACCGTCGGCGTCTACTTCGGCAGCAGCCTGGACCTGCTCGACCCTGTCCCACAGCGTGAGTTCGAGAACTACGACGAGCCGACCACGCCCTCCGATGGCGTGCTGCAGCTGCCCCTGAGCGCGCAATGGGGACAGGACGACGGTCACGTCCATATCGTCTCGGATGATCCGCTGCCCATGGAAGTGTTGTCGATCATGCCGAAAGTGGCGTTCTCGGACACCTGATGGCACGCGTCGAGGCTGTCACCGCCACCGAGGCGCACATCGAGGTCATCGCCGCTTCGCCGCGGCCGGCAGACGTAGCTGAGCTATGGGCCTGCTGCAGGGTTACTCCGGAGCAGGCGATGCGCGAGGGCCTGGCCGGCTCGCGCCATGTCTACGCGGGGCTGATCGATGGCGTGCCGGTGTGCATGTTCGGGGTCGCCGCCTACTCGATCCTGAGCAGCAAGGGCATCCCATGGATGGTGGGATCTACCGGCCTGCGCTCGGCGTCCGCGCAGAAGGAGCTGGTGCGCCTTTCCCTGCCAATCGTTGAGTTCATGCAGGACCAGTTCCCCGAGATGCTGTTCAACCTCGTGGACGACCGCAACACCGCGGCCAAGCGCTGGCTGCGCTGGCTTGGCTTCACCTTGCTTGAGCCGATCACCCACGGACCGGACTCGCTGCCGTTCCGCCCGTTCTACCGCCGGAGTGCATCCCATGTGTGAAATTTCGGCCGCAACCGCGGCCTGGATCGCGATTGGCTCGACCGTGGCCACCGGCCTCTACACGGCCGACGTGCAAAAGAAGCAGGGGCAGGCCCAAGCCGAAATCGACGAGAACAACGCGCGCCTGGCCCAGGCCGAGGCCGACAACGCCAATGCGCAGGCCACGCGCGAGTCCGAACAGCAGGCATGGCGTACGCGCGCCTTGATCGGACAGCAGCGCGCCGCCATCGCTGCGAACAACATCGATCCGACCTTGGGTACGCCGTCCGAGATCCTGGGCGAGACGGCCATGTTCGGCGAGGTCGACCAGCAGACCATCCGCCAGAACGCCGCGCGGCAGGCCTGGGGCTTCAATGCTCAAGCGACCAACTACCGCAATCAGGGCGGCCTGGCCAGGTGGGGCGGCAATCAGCAGGCGAAGGGGACGATCCTGGGCTCGCTGGCGTCCGCCGCTTCGATCTACGGGAGCTCATTCACGCGAACGCCCACGCGCGTGGACGGTAGCGCCAACCTGGGCGGTAGCACCTACGGCCGCTCTAACGTCTACGCGGGAGGCGTGCTCGCCTGATGGCCACCATCATCCCGCGTTCTCCCGGCCCGCAGGTCCAGGTGCAGGCCGCACCGAGCGTGCGCAACAACACGCAGGTCGATTTTTCTCCGGCGATCCGGACAGGCGAGATCCTTGGCGGCGCGGTCGCTCAGTACGCCTTGCGCGAGAAGGAAAAGGCGGATCTGACCGCAGTGATGGCCGCGCGCCGCCAGCTGTCGGACTGGGAGGGCAACACCTTCCGGCCAGACAATCCCGATGGCATCGCGAAGTATCAGGGTAAGGAGTCGCTGAACGCCGCGAACGGCTTGCTGCCTGACCTGGACAAGCGCGTCTCCGACATCCGCGCGGGTCTGACCGGAGACCAGCAAGCGAAGTTCGATCAGATCGCATATAGCTTCCGCGACTCAGTGCAGAGGCGCGTCGCCGACCACGCTGATCGCGAGTACGCCGGCTATGAGGCCGCCGAGCGCAAGGCGACCATGGACAACGTGTCGCAGGACGCCGTCAGCGCCGCGGTGTCCGGTGACTATGGCCTGGCCGAGACGCGCATGCAGGAGGTGCTGGGCATTGCGCGCGCGGCCTACCAGACCCAGGGCTATGGCGAGGAGGCGATCAAGGCGAGCGAGCGCGGCATCGTCTCGTCTGTGCGCCGGCAGACGGTTGTCGGGATGATGACGCGCGACCCGTTCGCGGCGGAAGCCTACTACCAGCGCTTCGCCGACCAGATGACGCCCGAGGACCGGGCCGTCACTGAGCGCACGCTGCTGCCCTACGTCGAGGACCGCCAGGCCGATGCCGATGCGACCTGGGCAGAGCAGGGCGGCGCCGACCCGGACCACGTGCCAGAGGTGCGCGGCGCGCCCTCCCCGGAGGTGTCGGCCGCACTGGACGAGGCGGCGGCCAAGCACGGCGTGCCGCGCGAGTACCTGTACGCCCTGGCCGAGCAGGAGTCGGGCTTCAACCCGAAGGCGAAGAACCCGCAGGCCCTGGACGACGGGGACCATGCCGAGGGGCTGCTGCAATACCGGCGCACGACTTCCGCGCAGCTGGGCAACTTCGATCGGTCCGACGCCCGCGCGTCTGCCGATGCCGCCGCGCGCCAGTTCAAGGAGCGCATGGACAAGGGTGGGGCGAGCTACGCCATCGCCGCGCACTTCGCCGGCGACGAGGGTGCGGATGCCGTGGTCAACCGCGGTCGTGCGGACGAGAATCCCAAGACCGCACTGTACGTGCGCGAGGTAAGCGGTCGCGCGGCGCGCTGGCGCAGCGATCTTGGGGCGAGCCGGTCCGCCCCTGCGGGTCTGATCGAGGCGGGGAATATCGATCTTGCGCACAGGCCGGTGGTGCATAACGCTGATGGGACGATCAGCACGGTCAGGTCGGTCTCCTTCGGCACCGACAAGGGCGAGGTTCTAGTTCCCACGGTAAGCGATGACGGGCGGATCCTCTCCGACAAGGATGCGCTAGCC